CAACGCCGCGAGATCCGCGACGATCTGGGCGGCCTGGGCGGCGGTCATGTCCGTCCCGGTGTCCACACCGGTCAGGTCCGTCGTCATCGACGCGCAGGCGGCGGGGTCGGCCACGTGGGGCAGTTGCGCCACCGGCGTCTGGCTCAGATCCGCCTCGGGCAGGATCTCGATGACGTCGGCGTCGGCCGTGGCGGCCTCGACGGTCTCGCCGAGGCAGAGCGTTCCACTGGCGGCGATTTCGCCGTCGGCGGCGGCATACACAGCGGCTGCCGCACTGATGGCGCCGGCCGCGACGATCTCGAACGTCCCGCCGGCATTGAAAAGTCGGACGGTGACATCTTCGCCGGCGCTGGCGGTGAACTCGGCGACGCCGATGCCGACATCCGTAGCGCCGGCGGTCACCACCGTCGAGCCGCTGAGCTTGACGCGGGTATGGGCGGACACGCCGCCGGTCCCCGTTAGAAAGGTCTTCTTTGAGCCTTCGATCATTGGTCTATCCTTTCGCAGATAGTTCTCGTGTCACTTATGTCGAGTGCAAGCCGCCAACGTCGCGCGGCTACTCTTCGGCGTCACCGTCGCCGGTCGGGTCCTCGTCGCCTTTGGGGTCGGGGTCCACAAGCGGATCGGGGGCCTTGGCCTTCTTGGCCTTCGCCTTGATCGAGACCTCGCGGGGCTTCGCCGGCTTGGCGTCGCGCAGATCCCGCCCGCACTTTCGGCAGTTCTTGCGCTTGCCGGGTCGGGCCAGAACGCCGAATTGACCACAGGTGCAACGTACTCGCATTACAGCTCTCCTTGGTTCGTCTGGGCGGGTGCTGCTCGGGTCGCCTCAGTCGGTTGCGGTTTTAGTGGGCGTCACGCTCGGCCTCGTAGAGCTTGGGATACAGCTCGACGCACTTGTCGATCGCCTGGCCCTCGGTGGCGTTGTGCTCGGCCATGTAGGCCTTGACGGCGGCGTCAAACGTCGCCGGCCCTTCGGTGGCCTGGGCGTTCGGGGCCTGGCCCGGGGTCTGCTCGGCGAACTCGGTGACCGCCGGATCGACGGCCGGGGTCGCGGTCGCCGGGGCGGCGGACTGCTTCGAGGCGGCGGCCAGTTGGCTGGCCAGACGCTCGTTGCGCAGCTGGAGCGCCTGGGTCTCGGTCTTGCCGTCGGCGAAGCAACTGACCAGCAGCTCGGTGTCGTCGCCGCAGGCGGTCTGCAGCGTCTTGAAACGCGCCCGCTCGGCTTCGGCGCCGTCGGCCTGGCCGGCCTTGAAGACGTCGGCATGGACCTCGGCGAACTCGCTCTTGAGCCGATCGACGGTCAGCGTCTCCGGCATCGGGTGGGTGGTCTCGTTGGGCATAATGTGCTCCTTTACGGAAAACTGAACGGTTTTGTCGTTGTCACCGTCGTCGAACGCGGTGGCCGAGGTGCGGCCATCGGCGCCGAAGACGCACATACTGACTTCCTTGATGGTCGATTTGCGGAACACCGCCCCGGGACCTTTGAGCGTCTTGCCGTTGACCTCGGTCGTCTCACCCTCCTTGACGTATTCGACGCTGCGCGGCGGGCAGTACAGGGACGCCTGCATCGGGAAGCCCTCGCCCACGTCGTTGCGGAACTCCTGGGCGCGGTCGTTGCTGAGGAACTGGCCCTCGAAGGTGACCTTCTCGGCGATCGCCTGTTTCGTCGCGAAGCCCAGGCGCCGATCGGTGAAGTGCGAATCAAGGACCGGCGTTTTCTTGCCGGCGAACTTCATGCCGCCCAGGTCGAACGCCAGGTTGCCCCACCACCAATGATCGGGGATGATCTCGCCGGAATAGCCGACGATACTGAACCGGTTGCCCTTGTCTTTGTCACCGTCGTCGGCGAAGGTGACGGCGCCCTCGCGGGCGAACGTACAGGCCTGGCGGGGGGCGGCGTTCTCGTTACTTGCTTTGCGTCGCGGCATCGTCGGTCTCCTGTTTGTCGTCGGTCTCGCCGGCCTCGGTTTCGGCCTCGCGTTCCCGCTGTCGCTCTTCGATAAGGTCGCGATAGTCCAGGCCCTTGCGGGCGGTGATCTGCGTGCGTGATGTTGTCTTGTTCTCTAGCTCGATCTTGTCGGCCTGGGCCTCGCGGTAGGGGTCCACGTACGGCCACTTCTGGCAGACGACCTCGTGCGCGAACGCGTCTTTGCGATCGAGGAGCTGATTGGCGGCGATCTTCCTGGCCAGCCACCAGCGATACATCCGGCTGACGGTCGGGATCACCACGTGCACCTGCTCGCGGGCAAAATGTTTCTGGGCGGCCTTGTAGGCGATGCGGGCGTTCATGTAGGTGGCGCCCGAGAAGTCGAGCGTCACCAGCATCAGCGGGAAGCAGATCGCCCGGCCGATCTCGATCCGCTGGTCTCGCACGAACGGGGCATACGCCGCCGGCGGGCGGGACGGGGTCACCGCGTTGATACTCTCGCCGGGGCCCAGATGCTCGATCATGCCCGGCTCGATCTTCTGCATCTTCGTGCCGTCTTCGGTCTCGCCCGTGCTGCTGGTGCCCTGGGTGTAGGCGCTCGGAATCCCGAGGCCGTCCTCGCGGGTGATGAAGATCGACATACACGCGTTGACGTGTGCGGCGACCAGTTCGGCCTCCTGGTAGCGCTTGAGCATATCGATATTTTCGACCGCTGGCGTCAGCGCCGGTTCCCCTCGCGTGGTGCTGAATCGGTCGGGGTTGAAGACGTGAATCACGTGCTCGGCTTGGTAATGCTGCCAGTCCTCGGTCTCGATGTAGCCCCAGGTGTTGGGTTTGCCGATGTAATAACCGAGCACGCGGCCGGTCGCCCTCTCGGTCGCCGCGCCGTTGGTGACGGTGAGCGTCTTGCCGAGGTCGCTGCCGTAGGGCGTGCCGCACCGCTGGCCTTCGCAGACCTGCAGGCCGATGTCGGTCAGAATCACAAAGATGTCACCGTCCCGGCGATAACTCAAAAAGAGCTTATAGAGCAGCTGCTGGAAATTGAACCGGCCGGTCAGCTCGCACGGTTGATCGAGCATTTCCTCTCGCCAGAGGGCTTCGGCCTGTTTGTTCCAGGCCTTGCTCTTGGTGCGGGCCTCGATGTGCGTCTGGGTGCCGACGACCTCGTCGGCCTCCGAGAGCAACAGGCCCTTGACCATCGGATTATTGCGGGCCTGGTCCCGGCAGATCTCGCGCATCATGCCCAGGGCCGACTCGGTCAGATGCGCATCCCCGGGGCCGCCCAGCCCGCTGCGCTGGGTGTGGAGGCGCGTGTTCTTGATGGCGTTATAACCGAACCGGGCAGCGGCGTCGGCCAGCTTGGCCCGGGCCAAGTCCTGGCGGCGCGAGGCAAACCACCGGGGCGAGACGGCCTTGGCCAGGCCGTCGATCTTCGAGCTGACTCGATCGCTAAGCGTCATACGTGCGCCACCCTTGTGCCTTTGTCGTTACCCTTGGCGATCTTGCGCAGTAGCCGCTCCTCGCGGCGGTACAGCACACCCAGATCGTGCTTGGTGAACGACTGGTTGCCCACGGTGTAGGCCGAGACGGTCCCGCGCTCGATGGCGGCGATCGCCGTCTGGACCCGGTCGAGTTGTATTGCATACGATTCTGCCATATTCGCAGAATACAGTGGCCGGGCAGGAGGTGCACAGAGGGCCGTTACTACAGATTAGTAACGACTCGAAAAGTTTCTAAAGCCCCTAGGATTTCGGGATTTCTCGATTTGCAGTTCAATTTCCGGCGTGTTTCTGCCGATAAACGTGATGGAGGCGGGTCGAAGAGGCGTAGTGCGAATGCCCATTGCAAGTAGTCTGGATCTTGGCGAGCGACTGTTACGGTGACTAGCCGGTAGGGGTGTTTCCCTGAAATTACCGAGAGTAACGGACTACTCACGGGGACGGAGTGCGCCCACCGGCAAGAAGCAGCGGGCATTCAGGAACACAAAAGGCGAGGTGACAATGAATTACAACCTATTGGACGAAAAGTGGATTCCGGTCCTTTATCGCAACGGGAAATGGGATCGCGTTGGGATTCGTCAGGCGTTCAAGGATGCGGGCTGCATTCGGCAAATCGCGGCGAGCAACCCCATGGATCGTGTTGCGATCGTACGATTTCTGCTTGCGCTATTGTATTGGTGTAAGGGGAGTCCACCAGATGATGCGAACGCAGACCTTAGTGATTCTCTTCCCTCTGACTGGTTCTCGAAACTGCATGACAACAGAGATAACTTCAATCTCTTCGGTGAAGGGAAGAGGTTCTACCAATGCGCTTCCTCGGGAAATGTGAACTCCCCTGCAAGACTCGCGGCGGACTATCTTATCCATGAGATCCCCACAGGTACGAACAAATGGCACTTTCGCCATGCGACCGACAAGGTCGATGGCTTGTGTCCGGGGTGTTGTGCCATGGGTCTGTTGAGGCTGCCGCTCTTTTCAACATCTGGAGGCCGTGGCAAGCCGCCTGGGGTTAACTCGAAACCGCCGGTTTATGCCGTACCGGTGGGTGTTTCACTCGCGGAGACTCTATGGTTCTCGTGGCAGCAAGCATCGAGATTGGGAACACCAGCGTGGGAAGAGCCGGATTTGCAGCTCCCGACAATAGGTGAGGTTCCTCTGCTCATGGGATTGACGTGGTTGCCGCGACGGGTGTGGCTGGGCAATGCCGAGGAGCCCGAAGCCGCCTGTATCTCATGTGGACGCAAGGAGCGACTGGTTCGACTCAGCGTGTTTGCTGGCATAGGGAGCACTAAGACAACTGAAGGTCGTCCCAGGCGAATCTGGCGTGACCCACACGTTCTCTATGTTGCTTCTCCGAAAGGCGAAGTGATATCGCACCATGCAAGTGATGCCCTTGGTGCCGCCGATGCGGCAGCCGATCAATGGGCAAAAACCATGACCAGAATGCTCCAATCTAGCGCGATCGGCAGTGAAAGTGTTCGTGTCTGGGTAGTCGGCTTCTCCACAGTTCAGAACGACAAGTATCTGGAGGCTGCAGAGTACGAGGTGTCGTTCCAGTGTTCACCAAGTCGTGTTCGGGAGAGTATTGAGAGAATGGAACAATGGCAAAAACAGGGGTATGGGCTAAAGAGGCGGATAGCCAGGTCGAAGGTCGAGGGTTCAGCCTTCGTTTCAGTCATTCGCCCCCATGTGGAAAAGAGAGTTTCCACAAAAGCCGGTGATCTAATTGCCGGGGGGGATGAGGTGTGGCAACAGGCGGCGGCGGAATACCACCCGCTTATGAAGTTGATCGCCACGTCGCTATCTCCCGGTTTCACGACGGCAGCGGTTCAACGGCGACTACACATTACCAGGGTGGCTCCGGATATGCGGCCCAAAACAAAAACAATCAAGAAGGCGGGCCGGAAGAAGGGAGGAGCCAAGTGAGCGCAGCAGAGCAGTACATTGATACTTTGACAAAGCTCAAGGTGGGGCAACTTGGATTGCTGCGCACCCATGCGGGACAGGGGCTCGATGAATCAGTTGATGGATTCGACCTCTTTGCTGGATTGTGGTGGCCGTTGCGACGACAGAAGGGCGGGCCTCCACCTCGCCGTGAAGTGGCTTGGCTGGTTGCCAAGCTTTACGCCTTTTGTCCGATTCCACATTCACCCGGCAGCACGATTGCTCGCCAATTGTGTCACTGCCAGCCAGCCAAGAGCCCCGAAAGGTAACGATTCCAGCAGAGATTCGACCGTATGGTCACCCTGTCGCTTGAGCAACTCGAACCGGCTCTTCAATGGGCTCTCAACCAAGTCGCCTCAAACAGGGAGGGGCTTGATTGGGTGCAGCTCACGGACGATCTTTCAAACTGGCACCGCGAAGGCAAACGCCTGTCGTGGGCGAGACAATTCATTCCGGACACGGAAAGGGACCCCTCATGTTGATCCAGATACATGCTATTCAGAACCACAGCCCCGCCAATCTCAATCGAGATGACTTGGGAGCACCCAAGACATGCTATTTCGGCGGCGTTCTGCGATCGCGTATCTCTAGTCAGTGCATCAAACGAAGCATCCGAACTAGTGAAGCATTTAAGTCTCTGTGTGGCGGGATTCGTACGCGACAATTGGCACGGCTCATTGCTGAGAACATCAAAGGCGGAGCCAGTGCGCAGAAGCGAGCAGCCAAGATTCTCAAGAAATGTGGCATCAATGCCAAGGATGACGAAAAGAGCGATATGCTTGTTTACACAACGGGGGAGGCGATTCAGAGGATGGCCGTATGCTTGCAGGACGGTGACAAGAAGACCGATGACGAATTGGCAGCAGTGTTTGGAACGCTCATCAGTGAACAGGTAGCCGTGCCGGACATGGCGCTTAGCGGCAGAATGCTCGAAACCGGTGTTCTGAAAGATACCACGGTCGACGCAGCGTTGCAGGTGGCCCACGCCATCTCGACGCATGAGGCCCGGCCTGAAGTGGATTACTATGTTGCGACGGATGACATTCCCGGGGCCGATGCCGGCGCGGGTTACGTGGATGAAGCCATGTTTGCCTCTGCCTGTTTCTATAAGTACTCTTCGATTCACTGGGAGACACTCGTCGACAATCTCGATGGCTTCGACGGCAATACGGAGTATCTAGCAGCCCATACGGTTGGCGCATTCATCCGTGGAGCGGCGAGGACCAACCCGACGGGCAAGCAGAACAGTTTCGCTGCTCATAACGCTCCCGATGGGATGTTGATAGAAATCGGGAACACTCCCATCAGCTACGCCAACGCGTTCGCCAAGCCAGCAGTCCAAGGCGAGCGTGACATGATCGCCCAGAGCATCGCCCAGCTCGGTCAATATGTTCGCGACCTGGACATGGGATATGGCCCTCCGAAGAAACGCTTCTGGTTTTCGCCCAATCTCCGCTATCGCTTGACCACGCAAGTTACAGAAGAGGAGAACGGCAAGAAGAAACGGAGTGAGGTCTCGTTGACGAATGATGAGTACTCATTCAAGTCTCTCAACGAACTGATCGCCGCCGTGATTAGGAGCCTTGGTCATGATTGGGATGCCGTCCAGACGGTTGTCGTGAATCCAGAGGTAGCCTCATGAGTACGAATACTCTCTTCCTGCGCCTTGAAGGGCCGTTACAAGCGTGGGGCAATCAGGAGTCGAAGTTCGTCATCCGACGGACGGCCGAGGCTCCGACCAAATCTGGACTGATCGGGATGCTCTGCGCGGCATTGGGTGTTTCCCGTCCCGATGCCGCCGGCGAGTGGCTTCCAAGACTCGGTGGCCTGCGCATGGGGGTACGCATCGACGCGCCGGGTCTCCGCTGGTGGGACTATCACACCGTCGGTGCCAAGATGCAGATGCGTACAGCCGAAGGTAAGCACAAAGATGGCCCGATTCTCACCCGGCGTGAGTACCTGTGCGATGCTTCATTTCTCGCTGCACTTCAGGGTGAACCGTCGCTGGTTGTCGAACTGGCGCAAGCGATGAAGAACCCGAAATGGACCCTCTATCTAGGGCGCAAGTCCTGTCCGCCGTCCCGTCTGTTGATGGAGCATCCGCCGGGCCTTTTCCCCGATTTGCTTTCTGCGTTGATATCGATTCCTTGGCGGCGACGGCTCAAGGCTGACGAGCCACGGCGTACTGCGGATTGCCTCCTCGACTGGCAACCGTCGGACGAACAGCCCGAAGCGCCCGACGATGCGCTTATCTGGTACGATGTGCCGTTGACGTTTGAGCCACCAGCGCATCACCCACGCTTTGTTATTCGGCACAAACTGCGCGTGGGTCCGGGAGGTGAGGTCTCCATCGCAAAACAAGGCACGCAAAGCCCCACTCCAGGACCGCTTCGCCCGCGCGCTGACTATGGCAACACCAAATACAGGAAGATCCGACAAGAGCGGCTTGACCGCGATCATCAGTTATGTGTTTTTTGTAAGTCGCCTGCAACCACGGTTCAGCATGTCACGTATCGCCATGCTGGTGGAGAGGAACGTATTGAAGAGTTGCGGTCCCTTTGCCGCCTTTGCCATGATGCCGTGACGATGATCGAATACGGCTTGGGCATGGGCCTGGATCGGATCAACCCAGAAGAGCAGCGATGGCGGGATCGGATCATCCAGAAACGAGAGGAGATCATCAAGTTTCGCTCGCTTGAAACGCGTCGGCGTAAACTCAGCGCCGAGGAGGTCGAATGATGTACCTGTCCCACCTTATGATCGATGTTGGAAACAATCCTGATCGACCCCGGCCTGGACGGCGATGGTTGCGAAATGCTTACCGCGTTCACCAGCGACTTTGCATGGCGTTTCCATCGAAGGAACGCCCAAAGAAGGAAGCCGACCCGG